CCTGCCGCACCTCACACTCTTCCCCCACCCGCCGCTCTTCCGATCTGTGACTGATATGTCAGTATCTGCACCCGTTCCAAAAGTAACCGCATTGGTTGCTAGGGCTGTGATAGGGCCACCTTCTCCGGTGGTCCCATCGTGCGTATGTCCCGTGCTTGCTGCAAACGCTGCAAGTAACTGGTTAAATTCGTCGTTGGTATCTGCAGCGGAGATTGTATCGCCATCAGCATACGTGGACTGTCGTGTATAATTCGCGCCCATTTATCTTCTTGCTCCCACTTGAAATTCTAATTGAAAACCTTTTAACGTGTACGGGGCTGTGGCTGTATCCCCATCCTCAACTCGTAGTGCCACTGCAAAACCGGAACCCTCTACTGCTTTACGAACAATTGGTTGTGAAGGTCCACCGTACACAGCACTACCGTAGCTAGAAGTACCATAAACTCCTGCGACATTTGTACTGTCTAGAGGATACGCTGCAGGTCTAGTAGATGGACTTGATTCATAGTCGTATCTTACAAACAAGTCTGCATCGATTGTTGACTCTGGTGCGTAGTTAATATTAACACGCTGCATGTGCTTACGAACTCCGGGGTCACCCATGCTCAAGTCAGGACTTCTATACTTAGCTTTTATCAGTTCTCCACCAAAAGTATTACTACGTTCTTGTCTGTGTACAAAACCATCAAAACCACCGTGCAAAGCTATTACATTACCAGCTTCAATTACAGTATCTGCACACGCAGGTCGAATACCTTTCATAGTTGAAAATTCAAAAGCTTGACCTTTCATAACACATATTGAACCTAATGTTGAAGTTTGTGAGCCACCGTCTTTTGAAAAGAATATGCGATATTGTGTTTTATCAGGTACAACTAAAGAAACAAACGCACTTGCATTAGTCAGGTTATCCCTAAACAACTGCTGAACATTAGTACTTATAGTACCCAACTCAACGTCACCAATACGGGCTGTACCAGCTACAGTACGCAATCCATCTGGCCCTAAAAATACCAAGTCACCTGCAAATTCCAAAATCGTAAAGCCGTTTATGCAGCCAATGTTCCTAGTAACAGGAACGATAGCAAAGTCAGAACTAGAACTACCACCAAGTTTGAATATTCTGTTTTCGCAAAAGATAAACAAATTATCACGGAAAACTTTTAGTCCGACGATTGTGTCATCAACTTTGATGCTTCCGGCTCCGTCGCCTGAATTAAATCCATCTTCATCAAAAGGCTCACTAAACACTATTTCTTGAGGTGTGGATGACATGCCCGAATAAAACATGTGGTTTTTAAACACCGCTATGTGCTTTGCTCCGGATACAGAACTGTCACCAACATCTGTAGCACCCATAGATGTGTTGAATATTGTAGGAGCGTTGGCCTGATCAACAACTATGATCTTATCATTTCCATCAAAGTTGTATCTTTCAAAGTTGTAACGAGCAGCACTTGTTCTTCCGGTATCTCTTACAGTCCAATCTTCAGAAACAACATCATCGACTGCATGGTCGGCTGCAGTGGTGCTGCTGGTTGCTCGTGTCACACCTGTAAATGATGATGCGCTTTTTCCTGTGTATGTAAATATTTCAGAATTTATTTGTAAAGTACCACTAGAACTAAAACCATCCGTGCTATCTACACTTATTGTACCAGAACCTGTCATGGCAGTTCCTGATGCTATCGCGGTTGATAGTTCAGTAGATGCACAGCTAAATATTTTTTCGCCTCTTGCTGCCACCACAAAGTTGTTAAATTTTGTGGACATAAGAACAGCTTCAGTAGAATTGTTTGTTTGTGGCACTATTTGATTTACAAATTTACGAAATCCCAGCATCCTTTTGTACCCGCCGCCAACGTCAGGCTCAAAGTTTTCCAACTCAAGAGCTTGTCCGGGCTGCATGATAAAGGTAGACCTGTTTAGTACCAAGCCACCTTCGCAGTTAAAAGAAAGAGGGCTTACCCCCTGCAGTTCTAAATCTGGCATATTAAACTGCTCTCATATAGTTTTTTCTATTTAACAACTCGACTCGCATACGCTTCAAACCATCTTCGTATTCCTTCAAAGCAAACTGAGCAGTCTGAGTGTCAGAACGGAACATGTAGGTGTAGTATTTTGAACGAGCATTGATAACTGGCTCAAAACGTTCTGGTATGATAGATGTGTCTGTTGACGCCGACAATGCAGATGATGCAACGTAATAATCAAACTTCAAACTACGATTGCTGGTGTCAGGTATGGGTGTCAAACCTATTTCATCGTTGTATGTGGTGTAAACATACTCTGGATCACCAAATTTATCTACGGTAGGTCGTGAGTCTCTTTCTCTGTACCGCTCTGTATACTCCTCGTAGGACAAGTATTTCAAAGCAATTGGTGTTGCAGACTCGCTCAACTCAACTAACTTTACAAACGCTGCAGCCCCTGCTGCTTCTGTGAAGCTAACATAGTGCGTTGTTGCAGTCGCAGTAAACGTTGTTTCAGTAAGCAGAATTTCGTTTCCGCTGCTGATTGTTAGAGTTGCCGATTTTGTTTGTGACCCACCTGAACTCGTGCCAATCTCTAAAGTTAGAGTTGCACCGCTAGTCTGGGTAAGTACTGTGTACGATCTTCCTACAATTAAGTCGTTAACTTCTTGGCTTGCTTCTGCACTGGTAAGGAGAAGGGTGTTACCAAACTTTGAACTTGCAGCAGGGCTACCACCTACTGTTGTCCAGTTGGTTATACTTGCAGCCCCTGCTATCTCAAAGTCACCATTCTGTATAAAGTTTTTAGGCTGCAGGATCATGTTGTCATAGTCTACATACTTTAAAGTAGATGCTATAGACTGGTAGCTGTAAAGAGACTTACCTGCAATAACGTCAATTGACCCTTCAGCGTGAGTAAAGGGCCAGTTTAGTTCAGAGTTTAGTATGTCGGAGATAGAACGGTTGATGTAATCTTTTACAGTTGTCTGCACACCACGAGAAGTAGCAAACGTAGAACTGGTAAGCTCAACTTCGTTCATGTCCCGAAGAACATTGTTTACTAACACAAGATAACTACTAGCCATTTACCTTACTCTTCTTCTCTTTTAGTTTGTAGTGCTTGACCCCACCGGGTAAAGTACGTATAAGCTTTAAGTCTTCGCTTTTGTATACAGAGGGGAACTTTGTCCTTCTTAAATAAACTGGCTTTAAGAATTGATGACGTATCACTTTTTATTCCAGTTTAGGACTGTACGATGCTTTTTCCAAAACCAGTTGCCTACACGACTAAAGGGCTTGCCACAATTTAGCAAACCCAGTGCAAGGTAACTAGTCAAACAGGGACGGATACCCCTCGTCTGTGATGTCATCCAAAGCTTGAAGCCTACTGTTAGCTTCTTCCCAGCTTCCAATAGCTTTGTCCATTTCTTCAAGAAGGTCAGGATGCTCTCCAATAGCTGCTGGATTTTGGAAGTAATTTGTGAGAGTATATTTTGCACTTTTTTTCTGTGCCTCATATCTGTAACGCAGTGCGTCTATTGCAAGTTGTTTCATAGTATTCCCTTCAAAAGTATTATATACTGATTTTGAAGTTTAGTCAAGAATTTAATTGATAAAGGCAGATGCGGTAGAAACCATCAACGCTATCAAGAGTCCAATACCGATTGCAAAAACCATCACTATCAGAGCCGCTACCTTGATGTTCTCCATCATTTCTTCTTGTCGTAGGATTTCTGCTTTTCGGGCTGCTGCTGCAGCTTCCTTTGCAGCCTTGATACGATTGGCCCGTTCAGTAACGATACCCTTCCAAGTTCCCGGCCCGAACCGCATGTCAACCATCGTGGCTACTTCTTGGAGTTTTTCTGCAGCGATACGTGCATCAATGACTTCACGGGCAACAGTGTCTACACCAAACTGGTCACCAATACCTACGTTACCCGCTTTTTTGTTGCGAACTTGCTGTACCTGCTTTTCGCCCTCGAACAGATTATCTATGTAACCTGCTATGTCCCCGATGTCGTTGGCGGTTCCTATTGCAGATTTGATACCATCTACGGCACTCTTCACAAGGGCTATACCCGCGAGTGTTTCTGCAATCATGGTTGGTTGGTTCCTACTTTGGTTGGGGTCTACATA